TGAATCGTTTTGAACGATGCTAAAAATTCCTTTGAAGATATTTTAAAATAATCTTTATTTTCCTGAAATTTATCTATATTATTTCTAAAAACTTCATTTACATGATATACTTGTTTTTCATGTACATCTGCTATATCCCAAGCAGTTACTACTCTTTCTTTTTTATGTTCTTTTATACCAAGTTCTACATTATTTATTTTTACTAATTTATTTTCCATTTTTAAACACCTCTTGTACCATTTTATTTAATTTTTCACTTATTTCACTAGCCATATCTGTTAAATGTGCAAAACCTTTTCTATAATTTGAAATAGCATAATTTTCACTAAATATAGCTTCCTCCATAGCCAGTAATAAATCATCTAAGGCTTCCATTTTTAAACTTAACTTTTCTAACTCAAATTTGTCCATAATTAAAAAATACCTCCATTTTAAATTTTTAGTTGCCAAAATAGAGGTATGCAGTGTATAATATTTACATACCAATACTTTGGTGGTGAGTGATATTTCAAATCTTTCTCAGGGACTGAATATCACTCTTTTATTTTTCTTTTATAGGCAACCTATTTATAGCCTCTCTAACTCCTTCAACCTTAGAAATATTATTTTCTTTACAATATTTTTCTAATATCTCATTAGTTGCTTTATTAACTCTTACTGTTAATTTTACATCTTTTGGGTCATTTGTAGGTCTACCCATTTTCTTTTTGTCATCCATATTTCACTCTCCTTTCTGACGACAAAAGTATTATATTATATCTGTCGTCAAAAGTCAAGAGAAATTTTAAAAAAAGAAAAAGTTTTTTATATCCACTCTCCTTCAACAATAGGATCATCTATTCTATCTAAAATATAATAGAGTTGTCCTCCATTTTGTCTTATTAATACAACTTTTTCTCCTTTTCTTAAAGAATAGTGCATCATAATTTTTTTACGACCTTTATACTCATGTTCATGGTCTATTGGAATAACATTACTCCCTGCATCAGGGTGATCATGAGTTGTATCCCAAGCTCCATAAATACTATCAGTACTATGTTGTACTGTAATATCAACATAATAATCTCTCACTAAATGAGAAAGCATTAATTGGCTATCATTTATAACTTTTTTCTGTTCTATTCTTATCTTAAGAGGGTCAACACTTTCAACTGTACCAAATTCTAGTTTAGATAGTTTTGAATTTTCTAACATATTAGAAACTATTTTTTTAATTGCTTCTATCATTCAATATCAGCTCCTCTCAATTTTAAATCCATAAAATGTTCATCCTTATTAAAAGTATGCTTTACACTTTCAACAAGCATATAATTACTAACCTTAATATCTCCTAAGTCTAATTTTACAACTATGCTTACTCCCGCTCTAACTTTTACATTACCAAAGACATTTTTAATAGATAAACTTTTAAATTTTCTATTATAAAGCTTTAGTAGTGAATCAGCTTTTACTTGTGGATTTTCTTTTTCATCAACTGTATCATAATATTGTAAAATTCCCCATTTCTCATAAGTATGATTTTTTATTTCTGCTTCTGTATTAGGAGATAAAAATATTTCTCTTAATCCCTTTTCTTTATTTTCTCTAGTTAATTTTATCTTATTATATGTTTTATCTATAGATGAACTATATGAAAAATTTTCTGAAATAGTTTCATCAATAAATATTCCTTCATTTAATCTTAGACTTTCAACATCTTTTAATGTTATTTTTCCAAAATCATCATAAATAACATATAATCTTTTTGTATTCTGTAGTGTTAAATTTAAAGCAGTTAAAATAACATCAAATAAAGCAACATTATCTTCCAATCTTTCACGAATAACATATTTTGTATCTTCTATTTCACCACAATTTAATTTAAAGTCATCAGCTATCATTTTTAATACTTCTGATGCCTTTTTATTCTCATAGTGATAGATGTCTTTATTTTTTAAATATCTCAACTGGTCATAAGCAGTTACTGATAAAATTTTGTCTCTATCTCTTGAAATCGTAAATACAAAACCATAAAAAACTTCTTCATTCTTATATTTTACTGTTACTAAATCTCCTTCTTCAAATTGATTTAATTCATCAAAAATACATTTAAAAGTAAATTTCCCAGGAGTTCCTTTTCTTTCTGTATCCCAACATGCACCATCAAGAATGGCAGGTGCAACTGGACCTTTTTGAGTTTTTATTATTAAATCTAAATCTCTATTCAAGTCTTATCACCTGCCCAACTTTTATATCATGTATGGAGCTTAATTTGTTTAATTCTTTTAAAAAATTACATTTATTCGCATCACCTAATTCTTTTTTTGCAATAATATAAAGAGTGTCTCCTTCTTTAACTTTGTAAGTTCTTTGTGCCTTTTTGGATGAACTATCTCTAGTTTTTGTAGATATAAAAGTAGCTACAGATAAAGCTGTGCCTAAGGCTTGAGCTCCAATATCAATATATTTAAAAAGAGTGCTTTTGACATTCTTATATTCTTTTAAAGTTACTGATACAACAACATCTCTACCATTCCCAGCTTCTTCTTTTATTTCATAATTTTCAAGAGATACTAACATAGTTGTATTGTATCCTGAGCTTCCAATTGCTCCCTCTCTAATTACTATAAATCTGAAAGGTTTCTTTGAATTTTTTAAGAAACTTAGCATATTTAGATAATAATTGATAGGTAAAAGTACCCCTCTTGCAAAAGGGTACTTATATGCAGGCAAACACATATCAAATGTGAACTCTTTCAAACCTTCTTCTTTTAGAATGTTAAAATCTCCATCATTGATAAGTGTCACAACCTTATTCTTATTATTAATTTTAGTTGTAATGGAAGAAGGAGTGATAGGAACTAATATTCCATCTAAATAAAAAATATATCCTTTATCTATCATAAAATTATTCATAACTTCCCTCCGCTGCTATTGCTATACTTTCTTCCATTCTATTAGTCATATAGTCTACAATATCATCTAAATCAAGTGCACTAGACACATGCTGAGTTATTCCACCAACATCAACTTTTACTTCTGCTGTTGTAAATCTATTAATAGCTTCTCTTTCTGCTAAATCTCTCAAATAACTAATTTCATCATGTGATAAATCTAACATATCTCCAGCTTTCTTAGTGTTTTTATCTATATTCTTTAAAAGATTATTAGATTCAGCCATAGATAAACCATTAGTGTTGTCTTGAAATGGTTTATCAACAGCTTGCCCTACTTGTCCACCAAATAAGTTATATCCATTATTAAATGCTTGTCCATAATCTTTTCTTTCAAGTAGATACTTTTGGACATCTACTCTTGAAAGGGTAATGTCATTTCCACCAACTTTTTCATTTACCCAATCTCCAATAGAAGTTTGAACACTTTCTAATTTGCTTACTGTATCTGTACCACAAATAGTATCTATTATAGAACCTAACCATTTAACTTTATCTATTAAGAAATTAATAAAGCCTAAAAATAAATGTGCCACAGCTTTAATTGGATGCTTAAATACATTTGCAAAAAATTCAGCTATACTAATTCCAACATTAGCTATACTTGCAAATAAATAAAGAGAGGCATTAATTAATCCAGCAAAAATATTATATATATGTGCCCCCATTACAAAAAAACAACCAGCTATAAATCCAGTTGCAGAGTAAGTTTTTCCTGTTATAGCATTAATTACTGCTGTTATAGAATATATAGCAGCTATAACCAAAGCAATTCCTGTTAATATCCAAGTAATTGGACAAGCCAGAACAGCAATATTTAATCCCCATTGGGCGGCAGTAGTTTTAGCTAATGCTACATCAACTGCACCAAGCATAACTTGTTTAGCCAATAGAGCCGCATTGTAAATAGCTGTTATCCCAGAAGCAATAGCTGTTTTTACTGCTATAAATCCCATAGCAACTTTATATGCAGTTAATAAGGTTAAAACTGTAACTAAAATTGGTTGAATAGGCCCCCATATCTCATAGAGGACAGTTCCAACAATAGATATACCCTTTATAAGCCAATTTATCATTGTAAAGGTTTTATCTATTACTGATGATACTCCATCAATAAACCCTTGAAATCTTTGACTATTAAAAATATTACTCATAGTCGAACTAATTCCTGTAAAAGAATTAACAGCATTACTTTTAATTTTATTAACTACATCACCAAATGTCATTGGAATTGAATTAAATTTAGTATTAATTTCATCTGACATTGCAAATACAGCATTCTTTATTACATCAGATGTAATTAATCCATCTTTACTCATATCTTTTAAATACCCCATAGACTTTCCAGTATATTTACTTATTGCTTGAGCTAACAAAGGAGCATTTTCCATAATACTTCTAAATTCATCCCCTTGTAATTTCCCAGAAGCCATAGCTTGAGTTAATTGATACATTCCCGATGTTTGCTCGGAAGTTGTTGCCCCTCCAACCTTAAAAGATTTAGCCATTAATTCAGAGAATTTTACAGTCTCCATATTACTATTAAATGCTTGAGGTGCTAATAAACCTAACTTAGAAACTACACTTGCTGTATCTAAGAAACCTGCTCTTGAATTTTTAGCAGATTGGAATATAGCTTGTTGTAACTGGTCTGTTGTTTGCTTTCCATCATTCATTAAGTCTAATCTAGCCATAGTTTGTGATAAATTATCTGAAACATCTAATCCCATTCTTAAAGTCTGTATTCCTGCATAAAGACCTATAAAACTTTTTATTTTGCCATATAAAGAATTAGCTTTATCCACTCCTTTACTTAAAGCAGTATTAAATTTATTTTGCTCAACAACATTATCTTGTATTCTTCTTTGAATATTTCTTTCTATTTCATTTAATTGTGCCCCAGCTTGTACTATCATAGTTTGAGCATTAGCTAATCTACTGGTATCAATACTAACATCTGTATTATTAACATTTTGTAAAGCAGTAATAGTTGTATTTATAGCACCAACGATATTATTTAAAGGAGTGGACATTGCATCCATAAGCATTATAGAACCTTGTATCGTTGACATTAATCCACCTCCATTATTTCTTACTAGCTTTTTCTTCAGATTGAATTCTTATCTGAATACTTGCCATTATGAATGCTTGTTCCTCTTTTGGTAGACTCAAAAATTCACTAGGCAACATATGGAACTTGTGGAGGCAATAGTAAAGGATATTAGCCTCACTATCGCCCCCATTTATTAGTTTTTTGCTTCTTCAGTTAAATCTTCAAGTGTTTTAAATCCATTGATTTTTTGAACTTCTGCAAATAAGTCTTGAAACTCTCCTGGAAGTAACATAGCTGTCAATAAGTCAGGCTTGTTTTTTACTCCATAGCTGTCCTGTAATTCTTGATTTTGTAAATCTGGAAAGACAACACAAGCAGCAATTAGCATAGAAGAATACTTATTAGAATCTAGCTGAGGAAATAATTGTCCTTTTTTTCCTTTTAATTCTTTAATTTCAGTATTAGCTTCTCTTAATATTTGGTCTTCCTGTGCTGTTAAAGGTCTTATTTCCCATTCCACAACTTTTCCATCTTCATCTTTAAATCTTTCAGAAACTGCTACTTTTTTATTTTCTTTTTGTACTGCATTTTGTTTTAAGAATACTTCCATATTTGTCATATTTATTCACTCCTTATATCATTCCATCTAAAATATTAAATGGATTCTTAATTATAAATTTCTCAAAAGTAAACTTTATTTCTTCATCTAAATATTCTGCACCAGCATCAAATTTAGATAAGATTCCACCATCAGTATTGCAACCTTGGTAAAGGATAGTTTGTCTACCAGCTTTTGAAGTAGGATCTTCATTAGAAACTTCTATTTCAAAGAAAATATCCTCTCCAGTATTTTGATACTTTTCTAATAGTTCTCTAAAAATTGGAGCATTATAGTGAACTGTCATAGTTCCACTACCTTTACCACCAACAGACTTATTTCCTTTACTTACTTTACCTAAAATAGGTACTTCAGTTTTTGTTTTTTCATAACTTGCCTCAAATTTAATTGCTGTCATTAAATTGTATCTTTTACCTTCTAATGTAACATAGCATTCTCCTAAGCTACCTGATACAGCATCTTTAGCATTCATTGTTATCATATCTGCCATTCTCTATCTACCTCCTATTGAACCACAACTGTCATATAAAGAATTTCCATGCAAGCCACAGGAGTAACAGGGTCTGTAACTACTACTGATTTTTTAGTTAATCCCTTTTCTACAGTAACTTTTTTAGGGTCAAAGTTTTCAATAGCTTCTATTCTTTCAAGTTCTTGGTGATGTGCAACTATATCTTTCCATAATCCTTCTCTTCCTGAACTTGTGTTTCTGCTTTTTCCTAAGTGCTTTTTATTAAATAGTAAAGCTATATCATTTCCGATTTGGTCTAAAACTCTTATTACTTGGTTAGATTGGAAATCATCATTTCTATAGATGGTAATTGTTGTAAAACTATTTATGTCAGTTAATACATAAGGATCTCCTGAATTGTTATGGAATAATAATTGTCCTGCTTTTATCCCATTTATTAATTCAGATTGAGTAAACTTAGTATCAACTATAAAATCTCCATCATATTTTGTATTTGTCAATGTTGCATTAACCTCACAACTTGCTTCAGCACCTGTTAACCAATAAACTAATGATTGTTCTTGAGCACCTTCATCTTTAACTTTGTTTTGTAAGTTTATTACTCCTTCATAATCAGCAGGATATCTATATACAACACATTGAAGTTTTACTCCAACTTCATCTCTCATTCTCTTAGTCCATTGAACATATAATTTCTTTATAACTTCATCTTTAGAAGTACATCCAATAGTATTGAAAGAATAAGATTCAGCTAAATCTAAAAACTTTTGATGCTCAGCACCAGTTACAGTAGTTAAGTTAGTCCCATTTGCTAATTTAGTTCCAGCTGTATCTGTAAGTTGAGCTGTCTTTTTGAATACAACATAATCATTATCAATTAATTCAGAAGCATTAGCAACAGTTTGAGTATCTACTTTCTTAGTTCCTAACATAGTAATAACATCTTTTTTATTAGATTCATCTATATTAGTCTTAACTATAATAGTTATGTCATTCCCTCTTGTTCCACTGTATTTAGCAGTAGCATAATCATTACTTGCTTTAACACCATTACCATTTAATCTATAAAGATAAACAGTTTTAGCTTTCATAAATAAATCTCTTAAAGGTTTCATTTTTTCATCAGTATAGTCGTATCCAAAGATTTTCATAGTATCTTTTTGAAAATCACTATTTTCAACTTTAAAAATGTCTCCATCTACTCCCCAATCAAGTTCAGTAGCAATAGCAGCAAAACCTCTATCGGATATATTTACTGTTGCTCTTGAAGCAGAAACGAAGTTAATATATGCTCCTGGTAAAACTTTAGTTTGAGTTAAAAAAGTTCCTCCACCATTCATTATTGAACCTCCATATTCATAAATTCTTCTATAATTTCATCTATTCTTGAAAAACTATATTCTTCATCATCTTTTAATAAAACATTCAATATATCTTTTCTATTGGAATATTTTTTACTTGAGATAATTTGCTCTTTTGAATATAGGACTTCATCATCTTTTTTTGTTTTAGTTGCCATTAGTCCCTCCTATCTGGTTTTACATCTGTTTTTAATTCTCCCATAAATGGTTCTTCTTCTCCTACTTTTCTTACAAATGGTTTGAAAGTTACAAAATAATGAAGATTTCCATCTATAAACTGTGAATTTCTATCTAAACCTCTTAATAAATCCCCTTCTTCAGTTTTAATAACTTCCAAAGTATTATTTAATTTTTGAGCCATTTCCATTAATTCCCAATTATCATCTTCATTCTTAGGAAAATACTGTATATCTAAATCTATTTTTTGTTTATATCTATTCCCTAATACTTGTTTTTCATTAGGATTTAATAATTGAATAAAAAAGCAAGGCTCTTCAAAACCTTGCTTAATCTTATTTATATATATTTCTACCTCTGGAAATGTTTTCTCAAGAGTGTTAGATATAGCACTTACTACTCTACTTAGCATTACCAAACACCTTCTTCAATATACTATCTAATTTCTTTTCTAATATAGCATCCATATTTTCTTTTATTTCATTCTCTGAAATAGTTAACATAAATCTACCAGGAACCCAAGCTCTTTTTAACTTCTTTCCAAGTACAGGGACAAATCTGCCTGGTGTTTGCCTGTGTCCATACTCAACATAAGAAGCATAATGGGTAGGATTTATAACTTCAACTGAATACAAATTACCATTTTTAAAAACTTGACTTATTGTCCAATTTCTTCTTAAGTTTCCACCATTTTTTTTAGTATTTGGAAATTTTTTCCCATCAACTGTTTTAGATGTTTGAGCTAAATAACTATAATCTCCAACTGGTGTTCTAAAAATTACTTTTCTTAATAATAAAGCTCCTAAAGATTTAACAAGGCTTGCCATTATTTCAGCTTGATTTTTTTGTATATTTTCTAAATTCTTTTTCATTATTTCTAATCCAGCCATATTAATTTTTACAGCTTGCCTCATATTAAGCTCCTTTATTATCAATAACTAAAATAACTTCTTGATGTACTGAGTATATAGCAGGGATACCTGAAGCTTTATAAGTTTTAGATATTCCATTTCTAGTTACAACTATTTTTGAATTTTCTTTTATTTCTACTTTATTTGAAAGAAATAATTTTATAACTTGATTTGTTATAGCTATTGAAGGAGTTTCATTTGTAGAGGATATATTTTGAAATGAAATCCTACAAGAAATATTCTCTTGAACTAAAATTTCTTTAAACTCAGTTGTTTTAGTTTTTGGATCCTTTACTTTTTCAAAATTATAAATACTACAAGTATCTCTCCATAACTTTTGTAAATTTCTTACCATTGTAATCTCCTATATTTATATAGCTCATTGTCCTTACCAATTAATAAATCATTCAGCATAAACTCAAATAATTCCTCAGGTGTTTTTACTGTATCAGAATAAGTTTCAGTTGTATCCCCTTCTTTTATAGATTTTAAAACAGAGGAGAAATCATAATCTTTAAGCTCTCCATTGAGCTTTTTAAAATTAAGTATTTCTCCTACTGCTTTATCTACTAATATATATTTTAGTCCATCTGGAATGCTATCAAATGTATAATTTTGATTTGTAAAATTATTAATACTAGATAAAGCTTTATTTAAGAAATATTCTATACTTGTAGCTTCATCTATTTTGAATAATTTTAGCTTTTCAATTACCATTTCTTTGATATTTTCCATAATTAGCCTCTTGAAATTATTCTAGCTATCGGGATAGCTTTATGGTCAATTGTTTCTTTATCTTCTGATTTTACTAATTCCCAGTTAGCACCATTTTCTAAATCTGCGTCATCAGGGGATATAGTGCTGGCAGTTTTATATGAAATTCCAAATGGAGCATAGCAGAATCTTTTTCTAGTTATTAAAGTATCCTCTCCTCCATTTTTATATGGATTTCTTGCCATCTCATAAGGATGTAAAACTCCTAAATCCTCATAATCAAATGCTCCTATACCTAATAAATAAGTGGTATATGATATACCTGATGGAACTAGTGCAGCATAATCTCCTTCTTTTACAGTCCATTTAGAGTCAAATTTAGCTCCATTTACTGTTGCCAATGCTACTTCTCTTTCACCTGTTCCAGCAGCAGTTACTTTTAATGCTTCTGGGTGTGAAGCTGTTACTTTTGCATATTTTTCTCCTTCAAATTCTTCTGTTGGCATTGAATCATCTATGAATACAACTCTACCATTCCAAGTAGCTAACCCTACTTCTCTTTGCATTCCATTTGCATCTGTTTGAGTAAAGTATTTTATGATTTGTAAATTCTCTAAATTAGTAGCAACTGTTGAATGCATAATTGCCATTTTAAAGATATTTTTATTATCCCCACAAGCTTTTTGAGAAGCAGTATTTAAAGTTGTAGCTCCTACTGCTCCATCAGCTCCTGCTTTTTCTGTAATATTCAATGTGTGAGCTTCAACAAATTTTAGATTTACTGCTCCTGTCATTGAGAAGACACCTTTTAATATCTTTATTAAGATATTTTGGTAAACTTCTGCCCAATAATCAACTAATTGTGCTGCTACATTATCCATAAAATTAACTCCACCAGTTATATCAAATGAAAAGTCTTTTTCTGTCCAGCCTTTTGCTCTACCAATTGTGATTACGCCTCTGTTAAAGGTTTTAGTTGTTTCTGTTGTTATATCAGTAGAACCATTATAGTTTAAAGGTGCTCCACCTATTTTTCCAAGCATAGGTAATACAGCATAATGAGTTCCTGTTTGGTTTGCAAATGCATCATGTATTTCTTTATTACCTCTAATTGCTCCACACTTTAATAATTCATTCTTTTTTGTGTTTGGTATTCTGCTAGAATACTTTCCAAATGCCTCAGCATTAAATGTTTTTGCATCAAAATATATTGCCATTTTTCATCTTCTCCTTTTTTATAAATTGTTAATATCTAGGTTAGGATTAGCTTCTAACATAGCTACCATTTCAGAATAAGTTTTTGGTCCATCTCCACCAGGAGTTTTATTATTTCCATCACCAGGTTTAAATCCATTTGGATTAGCTGGTTGCTTTTCAATCTCAAATAAATATGGATCTGATTTTTTCAAATTAGATAACTGTTCTTCTAATCCTATAACTTTTCCATCTTTTAAATCTGCTTTTTCTAAGTCTAATAAAGCTTTTATTGCTTTTGAGTTTTTCCCTTTTGCTCCTGTAATTGCAACATCAACTGCATTGTTTAATTGTAAATCAAATAAGTCTTTTGCATATTTTTCAGCAGCACTCTTATTATCATTTTGAAGTTTCTCAATTTGAGCTTTTAATTCTTTATTATCTCCAACAGATTTTTCTAATTCTTTTAATTGTTTGTCTCTTTCTGCAAGCTGTGATTTTAAAGAATTTTTTTCTTCCACAATTTCATTAAATCTTCCTTGTGGAACCATATTTACATACTTTTCTGTTACCATTGTTGCTTGTTCTTCAGTTAGTCCTAACTTTATTAATTCATCTTTATTCATTTTATTTGCTCCTTTCATTTTTAATGTTGTATGTCAACAATTTAGCTCTTATTCTTTATCGTGTACAATACTAAAAACACGAATTATCTTTATAATAATTAAAATTATTTGAAGATAATCACTCTCCTTTGCAATAAAAAAGAGGAGCTTTTATAC